GGAGGAAACCCGGCCGATGCCTTCACCGCGGCCGAGGTCGCCATGGCCGAGTCCGGCGGCAACCCCGGCGCGGTCAGCCCGACCGACGACTTCGGGCTGTGGCAGATCAACGGCTCCAACGGCTCGCTGGCCACGCTGAACCCGCTGGGGAACGCGCGCGCCGCCGTCACCCTCTCGCACGACGGCACCAGCTGGGGCGCCTGGACCACCTTCACCAGCGGTGCCTACCAGGGGCGCTGCAGCTAGCCAGCCTCCGATCGGAAAGGGCATCGACCCTTCCCGCACCTGGAGGCAGCGTGGCACGGCAGGCAGGCAAGTACGGGCGGCTCCCCATGGACCGCGGGCGGCGGCGGCTCACCCTGGAGAGGTACCTGGACCCGCGGTCGCAGCTGTGCCGGCACGGGCTGCCGCCGGTGCCGCTCACGCGGGACGTCGACCGGGCCAGCAAGGTCGCCAGCTGGCCCATGTACCGGAACGACCAGCTGGGCGATTGCACGATCGCCGGCATCGGGCACATGTACGGCGCCTGGACCACGTACGCGAGCGGCACCGGGGCGCTGTTCACCGACGACGTGATCCGGTCCGTCTACTCGCGGGTCGGCGGCTACGTGCCCGGCGACGAGTCGACCGACAACGGCTGCAACATGCAGGACGTGCTCGACGACCAGAAGTCCAACGGCATCACCGACTCCGCCGGCAAGCTGCACAAGGTGGCCGGGTACGCGGCGTTCGGCAACCCCTGCGACGAGCACCTGATCGGCCAGGTGCTCGACGTGTTCGGCTCGGTGTACGTCGGCTGCAACGTGCAGCAGCACATGGAGGACGAGTTCGCCGCGGGCACGCCGTGGACCTGGACGCCGGGTGGCGAGGTGGTCGGCGGGCACGCCATCTGCCTGCAGCGGCGGCTCGGCTCGGGCGGCGCCCCGCTGGAGTACGTCACCTGGGGGGCGCTGCAGCCCGCGACCAAGGGCTTCCAGGCGGGCGCCGTGGAGGAGGCCTGGGCGGTGGTGACCGAGGACTGGCTCCAGGCGAACGGCACCACCGTGGAGGGCCTGGACCTGCACCAGCTGCTCGCGGACATGGCTGACGTGTGACTGGTGGACACCTCTACCGTCATCAGCCTGGTCGCCGTCGCGGTGGTGGCGGTCTTCACCTCCATCACCGCGCCGCTGATCCTTGCCCGCCGGACTGAGCGGCAGCACCGGCACGACCAGCTGGCGGACTACCAGCGGCAGGACGAGGTAGCGAGGCTGGCCGCCGCGACGGCGGCGCGCATGCTCAGGCAGCAGCAGGAGATGGCAGAGGCCGCCGCTGAGCAGGCGGAGACGGCAGGCGTGAAGCTGGACGCGATCCACACGCTGGTTAACTCGGACATGACGGCGGCCCGGCAGTCGGAACTGGACCAGACGCGCGTGCTGCTGGCCGTGCTGCGGCGGGTGGTGCACCTGTCCAGGGCCCGCGGCCAGGACCCGGAGGCCGCTGACCTGGAGGCACTGGACAGCGCGGAGGCCCGCGCCGCGGAGCTGGAGCGGATGCTGGCTGACCGGCTGCACCAGCTGCGCCAGGTTGAGGACACGGCGCGGGCCTCCGGCAGGGCCGGGCAGCCGTGAACGTCGGGGACCTGGCAGCTGTCATCGCGGTAGCCGTGGCGGTTACCGGAGGCGTCAGTACCCTGATCAGCCAGTGGCTGGCCAGGAGGGCCGCCAGCGGCCGGGTGGCGACGTCGGAGGCCGCGATCCTGTGGCAGCAGTCCCAGGACATCCGGGCCATGCTGCTGTCCGAGAAGGTGCGGGCCGAGGAGCAGCGGGACAAGCTCATCGACGCCTACACCGGCAAGGTCCTCCCGACCCTGGCAGAGATCAACAAGGCCGTCGTCGGCATCGCGGCGGCGCTGGAGGAGTCAAACCGGCTGCTCAGGGACATGCGAGCGTCTGGGGGAGGAGGCACCCATGAAGCTCCCGAAGCGCCTGGCAGCGGAGCATACGCGGACAGTAGCCGACCATGAGCAGGCGCTCACCGATTTGGAGGCCAAAGACAAGCTCGTCGATGACCTCTTGAGGACCGCCGACGGCCTGGTTGACGAGCTGAAGTCCAAGCTCGTCCAGGTTTCGGCGGCACTGCGCGACCCGGCAGGAGGGGAAGACGATGACGGCAGGTGAAGGGGACCGGCTGCCGCCAGAGGAGGTCCCGGGGCTCCCGGACCCGCTGGAACTTGCCGCGATGGCCCCGCTCGACCAGCTGGCCTCGCTCGGCCGGTCGCTGGCCGAGGTGGCCGCGTCGCTGGCGCTGGTGGCGGAGTCGGCCAAGCAGACCAGGGCCCTGGCCGTCCGGCTGGAGGCGTACTCGCGCCGCAACCGGCAGCTGACGGTCGGCCTGACCGTCTCCCTCGTGCTGGACCTGGCCCTCACCACCGTGGTCACCCTGCTGAGCCTGTCCGCGCTGAACCAGGGAGCCACGCTGCACACGTCCCAGCTGGCCGCCTGCGCCATCAGCAACCAGACCCGTGTCGAGCAGGAGCAGCTGTGGGCCTACATCTTCCAGCAGGCCGCCCCGCCGAAGACGGCGGCGGAGAAAGCTGTCGCGCAGAAGTTCCTGGCCCACGTGGACGCGACGTTCGCCCCGGTCAACTGCGCCGCCGTCTACAAGTAGCCGCGCCGATTAGACCTCCCGAGACCGTGAGGCCGACCGGGAGGCGACCGAGACCATGCCAACGCTCAGCAATTCTTACGCGGGCACCCCGTTTGAGGGCTTCTCCCTCAGCCACGCCGCCATCCTCAACGGCTCGACGGGCGCGGAGGGCGCCACGGTTTACGGCGTCCGCAACGGGACGATCAGCACTGACCAGGGCAACTTCGAGAACACGGGCGACGATGTTGTCCTGTCCGAGCACTTCTGGATCAACTTCGCGAACGTGACCATTGAGGAGGGCTACGTGCCCTTCTCGACGATCGCGTACATCACCGGCACGAGCGTGACCTCCTCGGGCGCGGCGGGCGCGGACTACTACGCCATCCCGCTGTGGACCCTGGCGTCGATGAACGCGGTCACCCAGCCGCTGGCGATCCGGGTGCCGTCCAAGGACGCCGGCGGCCAGATCCGGACCCTGGACTTCGTGTTGTACCGTGTTCAGTTCCAGCCCTTCAACTTCACCGGCCCGTCCTACAAGACCGGCCTGAGCTGCAGCATTGCCGGACGCGCGCTGTTCAGCACAGTCAACGAAATCGGACAGTCGCTGCCAGTAGCTTACGGCGGCACCTCCGGGTCAGCGGGCATGTCGATCGGCCGCCTGGTGTCCCTGCCGGGCACCGCGGTAGGCGCGTTCGTCGCCGAGCCGTTCGGCGCCGGCGGCGGCGCGGTGGTGTAGCTGCTAGGCTCGGCCTCGCGACTACCGGCTGGTACCCCGCGTACAGGCCATGCGGCCCGCCCCTTGTCCGAGGGGCGGGCCGTTCGCGCGTCCGCCGATTGTCCGGGCACCTGACCTTTGAGAGTCCCTGGAGGACCGGATGCCGGACGAGTCCGAGCTTGACCGCATTGACCCGCAGCCTGTGCAAGTCAAGCTGTCGACCGGCTACACGGTCGAGATGGTGCGGATGCGCACCCGCCAGTTCTTCCGCCTGCTGCGCGTGCTCACCCACGGCGCCGGCCCGGCGCTGATGCAGTCCGGGCTCAACTTCGGGGGCGACCCCGGCGAGTTCGCCACCAAGCTGCTGACGCTCACCATCATGTCCATCCCGGACGCCGAGTCCGAGGCGATCCTGTTCCTGACGTCGATGGGCCGCCCGGCCGGGCTGAGCGACAAGCTGGACAACCAGCGGTCCAAGCAGGAGAAGGAAGCCGACGACGAGCTGTGGGACCGCCACGGCCGCGAGATGCACAACCCCGAGCTTGAGGACACCCTGGAGATGATCACGGTCATCATCCAGCAGGAGGCCCCTGAGCTGCAGGCCCTGGGAAAAAAGCTCCAGCAGACGATGGAGCTGTTCCAGAAGACCGGCCAGGACAAGAAGCCGCCGGAGACGGCGGCGAGCGTGCAGGAGATCAACTCGCGGGCGCCTTCGCGCAAGCGTTCGACCTCCTCAGCCACGAGTACGGGTGGACCGACGACTACATCCTGAGCCTGCCGGTCTGCCGTCTCCGGCAGTGCCTGGAGGCGGCGCAGGCCCGGCGGACGCAGGCGCAGCGGGGCAGGCTCAAGCTAGCCGAATGGCAGGTCAAGATGGTGTGCCAGTTCATCGGGGCACAGGCCCCGGTTGACACGTCCAAGACCGGCGGGCGCAACCCGCTGGTCGAGTGGGCGGCCGGCATCAGCATCTTCGGCGACAAGAGCCCCGAGGAGCGCGAGCTGGACCGCATCCGGGGCGAGAAGGTGGCCGACCACATCGAGGACGACCCGCGGTTCGGCAAGGTGGCCGCCGACCCGGAGGCCGGCGTGGAGGCGAGCAACGCCGCCGGCAGCTATGAGGCCTTCCTGGCGATGATGGGCGGGCCGCCGCCGATGCCAGGGCGGGGGTGACGCCGGTGGACGTAATAACGTTTATGAAACTCTCCGATGAACAGATCTCCGAGATCAAGCAACGTCTGGACGACGGAGGTGTTTACCAGCACGAGCTTGCCGCGGAGTACCACGTCTCCCAGGCGCTCATCAGCAACATCGCCAGTGGCAAGCGACGCGGGCACGTCAAGTCGGCAGGACCAGAGGTTCGTGGACAGGTCACCGCAGAAGGCCGTGAGTGCTCGAAGTGCAGGACGTTCAAGCCGTGGAGCGCGTTCTCGCCGAGTACATCTGCGAAAGCAACCGGGCATCAGTCAGCGTGCAAGCTGTGCCGGAGCGAAGACAAGCACGTTGGCGGAGATACGCAGCTCGCGGTGGATCACCGGCTAGCCGCCCGGCGATGGTACCTGAAGGACAAGTACGGCATCACGCTAGAGCAGTATGCCTGGCTGTCTGCGCAGCAAGAACACAAGTGCGCGCTCTGCTTGCAGCCGGAGACCCAGCGACGGCGCCAGGACCGGACGGGGATTGTTCGCGTCGTGGACTACCTCGGGGTGGATCACGACCATTCGTGCGGACGCCATGTCCCGGCCAAGGCCTGCCGGTGGTGCATCCGCGGGCTGCTGTGCGACGACTGCAACCGGCTGCTCGGGTTCGCGGAGCGGAAG